TTGGTGAGTACGGACCAGAAATAGTTAGTGGTCCAGCCAATGTAACGGGTAGGCGGGACACCGCTGAACTACTCCGAAACTCCGGACCACAAATGATGAGCGTCCGAAACATCAACCTCTTCGACACGAAGGATATCCACGCAGTCGTAGCCGCGTGGGCGGGCTCCGAGGCAGGCCAACGGGTTGTGGTTAACATCGTAAAGCGTAACGCTCGGGAAATTCACTTGGTGACTCGCCAATGACCACAGTGTGGCCTTTTAGACCTCAGGCTGAAGTGATTGAGAGCTATGAGTGGGCCACTGACGTTCATCGCTGCAAGCTTGGCGAACGCCGCATCTGTACGCGCCCAATTCCTCGCCAGGGTTTCATCTTCCGCTATTTCTTGACCTCCGACGATTACAGTGCAGCTCGAGCCCTGTACGAAGAGATTGGAGAAGCTGAGCTGTACGTCCCAGACTGGCCAAATCTGGTAGACCTTGGTGGCGTAGCTCAAGGGGATACCACTCTGGGTATAGACGTTTCTTCTATACCTAGTCTTAAGGTTGGGGGAAAGGTTCTTCTTTGGGAAGAGAATACGGTCTACGAAGTTTGTACTATTCAATCGCTAGGAAGTGGTTCTATCACTATCACCGCAACGACTAGAGCCTATACTCTAGCGACTGCCGTTCCTATCCGCGTAGGGTACTTTTCTCAGCAGCTAGAGGTAGAAAGAGGCCCAACCGATTACGCCCAAGCAAGTGCAACCTTCGACATAGTCGTTACCGAGGACCTTACCCTTCTGTATGGTTCAGGTCGAAGCTACCTCACCTATCTTGGATCTCAAGTCGTGACCGATCCAATTGCTATAGTGAACGGAGCTCAGGAGAGCTACAGCAAGGCGACAGAACTTCTAGACTCTGTAACAGGGCCTCTCTTCAAGTATCCTATCTATCCCAAGGTTGACAAGTCCTCATTACTTGGGTGGTATCTAGAATCTCGGCCTGAATATTGGAGCCAGCTCCTCTGGGTTCATTCTATTAAGGGGAGGCAGAAGAGTTTCTGGTGCCCTAGCTGGAATAGTGACCTGCTAATAACGAGAGCCATCTGGAATGGGGACGAGGAGGTAGAGGTAGCCGCTAACAACTTTTCTAGCAGGTTCACCATCCCTGTAGACTTCGCCATAATTTCTGCAGGAACAGTAGGCTGGACCTTTAGGGTGGTCGGTGTAGAAGCTGGGGATCCAGGGAAGGAGATCTTAACCTTAGCCTCACCTTTTATCGGGAACGTAGCGCTTGGTGACATCTCCTCTACCTGCAAGCTTACTCTTTGTCGCTTTTCCGGGGATAGGGTAGAGTTCAGTCACAGGCCCGGGGCATCGGTAACTCTCTCAATTCAAGTTCAGGAGGTCCCTTGACCTATCTAGCTAAGGACGAATCTATCCAGGACTCGTCCCCTGTTCTCCTCTACGAGTTCAAGCGCGACCCACTAATTTGGAGGTACGCCGCCCTTCCTCTTGATTTTGTTTCGCAGGGTCACACTTGGGCTTCGGCCACTATCTCTCCAGGAAAATTCTCCTTTTCGGACGAGCAGCTTAAGGCTGGCCTGACCATTCGCCTCCCAATTACTAATCCTTTTGCGGCTACCTTCTTAGGGGGATCTCCTGAGAAGGTAACCACGCTGACCGTGTTCAGGACCAACTATGACGACACAGGCTTCATAGTGTATTGGAAAGGAATGGTCCTCTCTACCTCAGCGTCGGTAGGAATCCTGACCCTATCCTGCGAGTCTGTCTTCTCCTCTCTGCAGAGGGTAGGCCCGCGTGGAGTCTACTCTAGGCAGTGCCAACATTCCTTTGGAGGTTTAGATTGCAATGTTGATCTGAGTCCTCTTGCAAAGTCTGGATCGGTTACAGCAGTAAGCCGAACCTTCATAACGGTCGAAATCATACCTGGACCTTCTGGAAGCATGGTCGGCGGAGTTATGAAGGCTCCTGACGGAACTATGCGAACAATCGTGGACCAGAGCGACTCTTGGCACTACGTAGTGTCGCACAAGTTTCAGTCCCTCGCAGTTGGGAACACCGCCATTGTCTACCCGCCGTGTGGTCATTCGATTGGGGATTGCGTAGCTAACAACAACGTAGGAAATTACGGAGGAGAACAGCATATCCCTGGAATTAATCCATTCACCAACACTAGCTCGGTGTTCAGCAAATGAACTTAGTACTCCTCGGAATAATGGTAGCTGCGTGGGCCTACACCTACTACCGGAGCTCTAAGCTTAGAGCTGGAGTTCCAGCGGGAAAGATTCAGGGGCCTACCGCTAGCGAAGGGGTGGTCAAGAAAGTGGTCTTTGGAACTATTACCATCACTGATCCTCAAGTTCTTTGGTGGGGAGACACCGAAGTAAGAAAGAAGAGCGATGGAGTCTACCAATACTGGATGGGCTTTCACTTTGGCCTGTGCTACGGATTCGTAGACAAGCTAGTAGACGTAATCTACGCCGACACTCAATCCTCATTAATTTGGGCCACTGTTGGTACAGGAGCTGAGTACAACAGTGACATGGGGCAAGCCGCCCTAGGTTGCCAATGGGACGCAAATGGATCTGAGCCAGCCGATGGCGATAGAATCTATTGTAATGGGTATATTCGCTACGGCCTAGTGTCAGACGGGACGACTGACGATGGGACGTCATTCGTAGATGCGAATGATAAAGAATTCCGCGATTACTTGGCCGGGGCGCAGGGTACGTCGTATGTGCCTAAGTACAAGGGCCTGTGCACATTCTTGGCCAAACATGCCCTCACAGGAACCTCACCCTATCCAAGACCATGGGCGTTCACTGTTAGAAGAATTGAAACTAGGAACGGAGGTCGATCCGAACAGTGGTACAAGGAGAAGGCAACCATAACCTTTGGGAGGAATAGAGAAGACGATTGTTGGAAATTTATCCTACAAGACACTAGTGACAATTCTGACTACAGCTCAATTGACTTCGATGACTCTAGTTGGGGGGAGCCAGTGATGGGAGGAATAGGAAACGCAACTATGAACTTTGTCGTCAGTGAGTATGGCCCTTCCTATCACGTTCCAGTGGTCAAGACAAATTTGGCCCATTCCTCCTATCCAACTATGATCCTTGGCTCGTACCCTAATGACCAAGTAAAGACTGGGATCAAACTTTGGATGAGAACCGACCTAGGCTCTCTCCCAGCATACCCTCTNGGAGTTCGCTGCTGGCATGATGACAGCGCCAAGCTTTGGTTCAATGGGGTAGCTGTTCAGTTGAACCCTACGCTTGACTCTAGCGGAAACCCTGACCAGCATTCTTCGACGGCTGTAATACCGGCGAGCTTGATAAACTCTTCTGGTCCTAACATCGTGGCGTACAGAGTCTTGGACACATACGACTCTTTGGGAAACGTAATAGGATCCAGCAAATACATCTATGGAGGGATTCAGGTAGGGTCCAACACGGACAACCCTGTAGGTTCAGTTGACGCGAATCCAGCACACATCATCAGAGAGGTCTTGACCGACGGACGTTGGGGTATGGGCTACTCCGACTCTGATATAGACGATGTGGCCTTTATGGAGGCAGCCGATACTCTCTACGCAGAAAAGCTGGGTATGTCACTGACGTGGGATAGGAAGTCTAGCATTGAAGAGTTCGTGCAAGAGATCCTCAGGCACATAAATGGAGTTCTATATGTAGACAGAGAGACCGGCCTATTTGTCCTCAAGCTCATAAGGAATGACTACGATCCAGACGACCTAGTGGTCCTTAACGACGCCAACATAATCAAGGTAGAAAATGCTACTCGAAAAACTCTCGGAGAACTAGTCAACTCGGTAACGGTGACCTATTCTTCTACTCCGAGGGGAGACACAGGAAGTGTAACGGAGTTCAATTCTGCCCTTCTTCAAGTTCAGGGAGGAACGGTCAACACTACAGTAGACTATCCTGGCATTACTCAGAGGTACAACGCTTCTCGTCTGGCCCTTAGAGATCTCCGAGTCTTTTCAACTCCACTCTTGACTTGCGAGGTAGATGCAACAAGAGAAGCAGCTTCTCTATACCCAGGAGATCCATTCGTGCTAGACAGGCCCGAATTGGAAATCGACGAGATAATGCGCGTTACCTCAATAGATATTGGAGATGGAGTCGAGACTGACGTTAAGATAACTTGCATACAGGATGCGTTTATGCTTCCGTCAACGGCGCCTTCGTCTTCTAACTCGCCTACACAGCTCGGTCCTGTTAACTCTAAGCCAGAGACTGAAAATCTACTCCTAAACCCAGGAGCTGAAGATGCTCTAACCGGCGATTGGCTTACCGACTGGGCAGGAGGTGGTACTCCAGGCGCGAGAATAGCCTGGCAGGTATTCACGGGTGTTCCATTCAACATGGATATCCCGAACCCAAACACCTTTGGGCGTTATTGCTTCTACTACAACAACACGACCGGAGGTCACTCCTACCTGTATCAGCTAGTCAACGTTACGAAGTATGCAACACCCATAGACACCGGACTAACTCTGGCCCAATTCTTGGTGGATTTCGTCTACCCTCACAACGTACTCACACTGCAGGCAGAGGTCAAGATCGGGTTCTACGCAAACGAATCGGACGCAGGGCAGGACAAAGATTGTGAAGAATGGGATCACGACCTAGCCAGCAGGACCGTCTCAGCACCAGAAGGTGCCGGGAGTGGCCACGTAAACAAGACAGAGGGGAACCCTCCCTTGCTAGCCCCTATCGGGACCAGGCGAATACTCGTTCGCATGCGGTGGGGGAGTGGGGTAGGAGCAGACGCAACCAACATAGACAACCTGTCCTTGAAGCTCATCTTTCCAACCCCGTCTCCAATTTCTTCGGCCGTAACTCAAACGAGCCCAGGGGCCACCGGAGACGGGACTACCAATCCTTGGGCTCAGACTACCTCTCCTGACCCAACCTTGACCCCTACCGTGTCGAGTAAATTCAAGGAGACCAGAGTCGATTCAGACGGCTTAATTCTCGATACAGGGTCGGACCTAGAAGTAACCGAATTTTTGGCAGAC